TACGTTCTATATGACGATTCTTTCGACGAAGTAGGTACATATGACAGTATCTACGATTTACGTAAGTTTCTCTGTGATAGAAAGTATGACTTAGACTGCGATAAAGACATAGGAGATACATTTGATTACATTAAACATATCAAATGGCACTTTGATATTAAACAAGACTAGGAGGAACAATGTCAGGCGATTACCATACACATACAGATAGAAAGTATGATGAGATATTGGAGAGGTTAGATGCCTTAGAGAGGAGAGTGTCTAACTCTAAACTTTTAATGAAGAGAACTTTAGATGGTGAGTATGAGAGATTAGTCGATGTTGTAGTCGAGCATGATAGAACTATTACTGAAATAGTAGAACATACTGTCGGAACTCTGACAGAAGGCGATGATACGAATTGGTAAAAAGATACTTGAAGGATTAGTTCTAGCAGGGGTAATAACCTTTCTAGGACTTGTATTTTTGTTTGAGATATTAGATTTGTTTATAGTACGACCAATATATCAGAAGTTGTTTAAGAAGAAGCGTCGCAAAAAATCGCGTCGTAACCCCGCGTAGGTCTCTAAATATTTCAAAAACTATGTTTAATCTAGGCATGGATACTCTAGAAGGAAAGTTCGTAATTAAAGACGAGGGAAAACTCCTCGAATTCGATAGGTGTGGTGACCTTCCCGATACATTCGATCACCTGATATCATTTGAACCAACAGTACCGCCCGAACCTCATAGCGTTGCTGAACATGTCGAAATGAGCAAATGGTCTGAGTACCTACAAGAACTTGTTAAAAGAGAAAGGAAGTGAGTGTAACGATAACCCCAGATGAAGTAACTGGTCTTACGGATATCACGAGACCTAACTTTGCGATGAATCAAACTGTAAGTGCAAGTGCTACGCCAACTGCTCCTGCTGATACTGCTAACGTGACCAATGTAACTGCAAGTGTAGCAGGAACACAACCAAACCTAGTCATTACACCTGGCACTACAAGTGTGAATATAGGTGGAACTCTACAAGATCCATTTGAGGATCAATTTACCTATGTTGAGAAAGGAACGGATGAGTCTCTTTATCCAAAGGTTCCTGTAACTGTGACTAAGGTAGATAATATGCCTTCTGATAAGTTACTGTATAATTTGAATCAGGATAATACTACACCTTACATTGAGACGTTTACTGTTACGGTGCAATGGGAACAGGGAACTGCAGGAAACTTAGTTGCACAGACTCCTGCAACATTCACTTTAGAATTGAAGATAAATAATGCATACGAGGGAATACGTTCCTTCATTTCAAATTACTATACGTAAGATGCCCGCAGTCACAAGAGTAGGAGATGCAGATGCTGCCCATTGTTCTGGAATGTCTAGAGCACAGGGTAGTCCTAACGTCTTCTGTAATGGGAGACCTATCTCTCGACAAGGAGATAAGAATACCACACACTTAAAACCAGGCAGTCCATGTCCACCTCACTCCGCTGCTATTGCAAGTGGCAGTTCTACTGTCAAAGTAAATGGCAAAGGTTGTGGTAGAGTAGGAGATGGAATATCAGGTTGCACATCTGTGGCAGCAGGATCATCAAACGTATTTGCAGGATAAATTATGGCAACAAGATTTAATAACGGTGTACCTTCCGTTGAAATGAAACCAAAGAAGACCGCACAAGGTCGTGGGCAACATACAAAGTATAGTGCCACATCTAGAAACAAAGCAAAGAAGAGGTATCGTGGCCAAGGCAAATAGAATCGTAGATGGTAAAAGGAATGCTAATATTCCTGTAGATATGTCGGATCATTTTTATGATCATGGCAATGAATACTGTCGCTACCTAATCACAGACCCACGTTCTGACAGAAAACCTAAAAAACGAGTATAAATAACTTATTGAAGGAATAGTACGTTTTAATGGCATTGACATCGAAGTCTTTTAAAGATTTCTCCTTGACATTTGAAAAGAACGCAGTGACAAATGACATTTTGGCATTGAAGAATGAAGCTGCGATTAAAGAGTCAGTTAAGAACATAGTCCTTTATAATTTTTACGAAAAACCTTTTGACCCATTCTTCGGTGGCAATATAATTGGTCTATTATTTGAGAACTCTACTCCAACTATGGAATTAGAGGTAAAGAATAGAATTGAGAACTCTGTAGAGATACATGAACCTAGAGTTACAGCAGTATCTGTAGATGTAGACTTTGAAGAAGATCGTAATGAGTTAAACTGTAGAGTAACTTACCTTATACTAGGATTATCTCCTAAATTTGATGATATCACGGTAGCATTTAAACCATAATGGCATTTAATCAAGTCAATGCCCTTGAGTTCGCTGAAATCAAGGCACAAATCAAAGAATACTTAAGGTCACAGTCACAATTTAGTGATTATGACTTTGAAGGATCGTCTTTGACAGTGCTTATTGACACATTAGCATACAATACTTACTATACAAGTGTAAATGCGAACTTAGCAGTCAATGAAGGGTTCCTAGAAACAGCAGTTTTACGTGAAAACGTTGTAAAACTTGCTCGAATGATTGGTTATACACCAAAATCAGCAAGATCAGCACGCACTACAGTTGATATTGCAGTACAAACACCATTTCCTTACCCAAAATCAGTTACAATCTCTGCAGGACTGGTTGCAAACTTCACAGGATTGGATAATAACAACTTTGTTTTCTCAGTTCCTACAGATATTGCACAATCTGTAGATAGTTTGACTGGTATTGCAACGTTTTCTAACACAGTTTTATACGAAGGACTGTTTTTAACTGATACTTTTGTTAAAGACACGTCTCAAAGACAGAGATTTATACTTACAAACGAAAGAGTAGATACAACTTCTATGATTGTAGAGGTAACTTCTGGTACAATTACAGAAAAATATCTACAAGCAACAGATATTACTAAGATTGATTCTAGTTCTAAGGTATTTTTCTTAGAAGAGAGTGAGTATCAGATACCAGAAATACTATTTGGTGATGGAGTTGTGGGTAAAGCACTTAATAATGGTGATGTTGTAACTGTAAGATATACAACTTCTGGTGGAGTTGGTGCAAATGGATTAAAAGTTTTTGAAAATATTGGAACTTATAGAGATAATGCAGGAAATGCTATAACTTCTGGTATTACAATCACTGCAGTTTCATTCCCAGATGGAGGAGCAGAACCAGAATCTACGGAATCTATCAAATTTGGAGCTCCAAAGTTCTATTCTGCGTTCGGTAGAGCAGTTTCTACGCAGGATTATGAAGCAATTGTACCGCAAATCTATCCAAACGTCGCATCTATTGCATGTTATGGTGGAGAAGAAGCGGAACCTCCCGAATATGGCAAGGTATTTTTAGCAATCAAACCAAGAAATGCTGATAAGTTATCACTTTCTGAGAAAAACTCTGTTTTAAAGAGACTCAGAGAGTATTCTATCGCTGCAATTCAACCAACAATCATTGATCCTTCCATTCTTTACATAGATTTGGTAAGTTTTGTGTATTATAACCCCAACAATACACGCAGAACTCCTGATGAAATCAAAAATTTGGTGATTACCACACTTACTGCACTCAATTCTAGTGGTGAGTTCAATAAATTTGGTGGTAAATTCAAATATTCTAAGGCACAGAACATAATTGACGATTCTGAGAGGTCAATTACATCTAATATTACTCGTATTACCATGAGAAAGAATATTACAGTTGAATTAAACCAACGTGTGAACTACAAAATCTGTTATGGTAATAGAATTAACATGCAAACAACTACAAATCCTGCTATAGCATCTAGTGGATTTAAAATTGTGGGTGATGATGTCAATACCTACTATCTAAATGATGATGGTGCGGGTACATTGAGACTTTACTATGTTAAAGGTACTGGTGAGTTTGAGTATATTGATGGATTATGGGGATCCGTTGATTATGATATGGGTGAAATTGTAATTAATGATTTAATTATACAATCCACTAGTGTGACAAACAATACATTACAAATCAAAGCTACACCTAAGTCAAATGATCTCGTTTCACTCAGAGAAACGTACATTACTATGGGTATAGATAACTCAGTCATTACTGTAGTAGAAGATACTATTAGTAGTGGTTCTAACTTATCTGGAACAGGAGTAATTCCAGAATCTAGCTATTAATCAATATGACAAATAGTTCTTGGAGAGTTGGATCGTGGACGACGCCCACTACAACGGTTTCACAACCGCCTGTACCATCAGAAGTCAGTCCAGAGTCCAGATCCAAAATATCAACTAACATAGCAGGACAATTTCCCTCTTTTATAAGGGATAGTTTTCCTACGTTCATTGATTTTGTCAAGGAATACTATAAGTCACAAGAATTAAAGGGATATTGCATTGATATAATTCAAAACTGGGCAGATTATTATAATATTGACAATTATGGAGACTTAGTTACTACTACAACACTAATTTCCGCAGTTACAACTACTTCTACAACGATTGACGTTGCATCTACACGAGATTTCCCTGATGAGGGACTCTTGATGGTTGATAATGAGATAATTTACTACCAAAGTAAGGGAGCAACTCTATTTCAGACTTGTGCAAGAGGATTTAACGCTGTAAAGGCAGTTGGATTGGAAGGTGAGTATCAATTTGAGTCAACAACTGCTGCTGCACACACTCTAGGCACTGAAGTTGTCAATTTGAACAATATTTTCCCGCTATACATGCTTGGAAAGTTCAAAGAACAGTTTTTATCAACATTTCCAAAGAATTTTGCAACTGGCGTAACAGAAAGCACTGTTATTAAACGTATTAAAGACTTTTACTCTTCAAAAGGAACAAGTAGGTCATTCCAGTTTGTTATTAGAACACTATTTGGCGTAGAATCGGAAATATCATATCCAAGAGAAAGAATATTCAAACCTAGTGATGCATTTTACACTTCTAGAGAAATTATTCGTGCAGTTCCTGTTTCTGGCGATCCTATTAACTTAGTTGGGCAAGTATTGTACCAAGAAGCGGATCCAAACGATCCAAATGTCGGATCTGCAAGAATTTACGTAAAAGGAGTCGTAGAAGTCTTTACAGCAAACGGATCAATCTACGAAATTGACGTTGACACTAATAATTCATTCGGAACGTTCGTAACTCCGTATAAAACAGTCCTAGCACAAGATTTAGGCGGTAATTTGACAGATACTGTTGTTACAGTCGATTCTACACTTGGATGGCCAGAAACAAACGGTAGATTTAGGATAGAAGACGAAATAATCAGTTATACCGATAAAACAGTTACACAATTCATTGGTTGCAACCGTGCAAGAGAAAATACAAGCAATGTAGCACATGATGCAGGACAAGAAACGTTTGCTGCGTTTAAAATCTACGGTAACTCTAATATTGATGGTTCAGAGATACAATTAAAGATATTTGGTGGTACTAGAGGTGTTGTTCTTAATGGTGGTGGAAAATACTACTTACCAGACTCAAAAGTCACTACACCCGCTGCACCAGGTTTTGATAGTCTTGATTCTATCTGGGATAGTTTTATATACAATGTTAGACGTGCTCTCAGAGGCGTCTCAGCGACCCTAGCAGCACCCGCAACAGATGGAACGGTTAGATGTACCGTTGTGACAAAAGAGAAGCATAGATTGGTTAGAGAAGACTCTGTTAGAATATTAAACGCTCCAGAAGACCTTTACAACAATAGTCACACCGTTGTAGGTATTGTTGATGAGTTTACCTTCGAGTTTGTCTTTACTACGTCTCCTGCTTTTGGTATATCCAATTTTGAGTTTTATATTGCTAGAGAGTTTGCTTTTGGTAAGTCAGATGACACTTCTATCAATCTTGCCATAAAAGATACTACAGGAGACGTACAGAACACTTATAAGTCATCTACAGATGCAATAGTTGCTAGTACAGGCATACCAACACATAGAATAGGTCCTTTTGCTTCTACAGACCTAGATCCTGGTAATCAGAGGTATTTGAAGCGTATTCCTCTTACACCAAGTATTAAATCGCAGAAAACCGCCACACCAATTGGTCAGATCGGTATTGGAGCGAATGGAGTCCCATTATTCTCATATAAGTCTGAAACTACGAAAAAGTATGGTGGTATTAAATCTATTGAAAGAATTAGTGGTGGATCTGGATATGATATCACAAACCCTCCTACTGTGGAGTTTGAACCAGAATATGAATTAGATAAAGCATATGCGTCTCTTACTAGAGTAACATATCAAGGTAGAAGGTATAAAGCACTAAATCCTGCTAGATCTTCCGCAACAGTTTATCCAATACACACCGCAGGGATACAGACTGTAGGACTTATTGACTGGGAGTATGAAGGAATTTCCGCATCTGCAGATGTTTCTATCTCAGGTTCCGTAACTGCTATCAACGTTACAAGTGGTGGTGCGGGATATACAACTCAACCGAGCGTTTCTATCGTAGGTGGAGGAGCAACAAGCGGAAACCAAGCATATGCTACCGCACAAATTACGGACGGAATTGTAACTGGCATCAATATAGTAAATGGTGG